TCACTTCTTCGGATCGCTAAATATCCCCATGCGGTGCAGGATTGTAAGCATCCGGTAAAAATCATAGCTGCCGTCAGGATCTTTCAGCGCTTCCGCCTTCTTGGTCGCTTTCACGGCATCCTCTGCCCACGCCGGAACCTGATCAGGCTCCCGGGCTTCCAGCTTCTTCAGCCTCACATTCAACTGCTTGATTGTGTTTCCCTGCTCGCTCAGCGTGTTCAAAGCCGAAGCGTATTGATTAGCGAGCTGCCGCAGCTCCCCTTGGGTTTTCTGCAGCTCGGCCGTTAACTGTTCGATTTTCATGCGTTCCTCCTCCTCGGGACTAGGCAGATCATAACGGTGGAGCGAATATTGCTCCATGATCGAGATCAGCTTCTGCGGGTACTTGGGATCTGTCGCATAGCCGCCTTTCCAGATCTCCATGGCCGCCGTCTTGTAGTCCGCCCATAAAACCCCGTGATAGCGCTTCGGCTTGTCTCTCGTTCCGTTCAAAATGAGTCTCGTGTGGTCGTCCACCGATTCATGCCAGCCGTTGTACTTGCGGAAATGGGCCTGGACGGTATACGGCGTATTCCCCCGGTACTCCGTTGTCGGCATCGTTACGCTGCCGGCCGGGCCCGTTCCTTTGATGCCGAACAGATTATTGGCCTTCTGCGTCAATCCGCTCGTACCCCAGTTTGACTCCAAAATCGCTTGAGCGAGCGTCAACGAAGCGGGTACGCCGTATTTTCTCATATCCTCGGTCGCAATCGGCGCCAGCTTGGCGATAAACTCATGAGGCTTCATCCTTTTTGTCTCCTTTCCCAGCGGTTTTCTTCTCACCTTCCTCCGATTTGATCTGGAAGACCTGTACCACATTACGCAGCGATTGCGGAATCGGTACGCCCATCCGCCCAACATTCTCAAGAATGGACAGCAGCTCATTGGCCAGGTAGAAGAAGATGACCGTGTTTTGAAAATAGTTCATCTCGCCGAGCACCCGGTCAACCAGGTGCATTAACGCGATGATGAGAAAAATCGTGATTTTCCGGGCGATGCCGGCGTAGCCCTTTCGGCTTCGCAGCTCGCCATTCATCCAGGCCGCCCCCCAGCCGGTCAGCCAGTCGATCACCACGAACCACAGCAGCAAATGCAGCGGCAGCGACCAGCCGCCCCAGACATACCCGGTTACGGCACCCGTCCCAGCCACCAGCATCTTAAACAGTTGACCGATGTGCTCATACATAATCGTTCCTCCTTTTTATGGTTGAAGGGATGAAAAAGCCCTCGGCGGGCCGAGGGCTTGAAACTTGTGTTGGGGTGATCTGCACTGCGCATGCGCATCCTGCCTCATCTTTGTTGGCGTATCTGCATCCTGCCTCACCTTGGTTGGCGTTTCAGCACTGCGTATGCGGACCCTGCCTCACCTTGGTTGGCGTTTCAGCACTGCGTATGCGGATCCTGCTTCCGATCGCTGTTGTTCCCGGATTTTTTGTGAAGACTTTTAAGCAAGGTTAAAATCCGGGGACAAAGGCGAACGCTTCGCTTCTTCAGCAGCATTCCGCCTTCTCCGTTGAAGGTTTTGGATTCTGATCGCTCTTGAGAGGTCAGAAAGCCTCGCCTGTAATGGCTTCGTACTCCTCTGGCGTAATGACGCCAAACGCTACGTACTGTCGAAGCTGGGGCTTTTGCGCCCACCTTTTTTCGTAGTAATATTTCAAGCGTTCAAAATCGTTCTCAAACATGCAACTCCCCTCCTTCGGATGGATTGCCTTCAAGCGACAGCAGCCGTAGCTCCAGACCTACGACTTGCGCGCCGAGTGTTTCGTTTTGCCGGCGAATCTCCAGCATCTCCAATTCCCGTGCTACCAGCTCTGTGCCCAGCCAGTCCAACTCGCTTGGGGCTTGCGGCTGGGGTGCAGTGATTCGCTCAATCTCCTCGGGGGTTAGCCCCTCGATCCATAGGTCGGGCATCGGTGGAATGTTCCGGACCGGCCAGTCACCCCGCTCCTCCTCTGGAGTGGAGTTCCATGCGCTCAACGTCTCTTGATAAGCGGCTTCCGCTGTTTGAATCGAGTTCTCGTATTGCCGCCATGCCTCCAGATCGAAGCGCGGGTGGAAGAGACCGGGTGGAACCGGGATGCCGACGATGTAGCCTGCCGGTTCCCGGTCGACAGGTTCATCTCCGCTGATAGGATTGGAGGCAATGGTAAATGTATCGGGCTGCTCCAATCCATTGGTAATGGGTAGAACCGGGGAATAAAAAGGGACGACACCGGTAAAGGTATCGTCCACGATAATATCCTCTAAATAGAGGCCGTCAATATTTACTTTTGGTACGGCTTTCATGGGAAACCTCCTTAGAGTGAAAATAATACATCCATAATTATATTGTCGCCCGGTCCAGTTTCAATATTTACATGACCGTCTGAATTTATACAAACAAATCTGGCATCTGTAGTAGCATCATTTATTGTTAAATAGAGTGGGCGATCAGGTCTAAAACCTTCAGGCAATTTAAAGACTGTGTGTCCAGTCGTTGTTCCGGTCCTCCCGCCACTTAAACGTCCTTGTATACAAATTAAGTTGTTTTGTTTTTTATAACGTATTGGTGTACCAAAGGAATGATTTACCCATCCATTCAACAATGTCGGGTAGATCCAATCTTGATCTACTCCCTTCTTTTTTAACTCCGTACTCATTAGCATCGATGTATCTCTCGCGCTTAGCTGCACTGAATTGACTAGATCTATGAATACTGTCTTCTCATTTGCGGCATACGATCCGAAGAAGGGTACGATGGGCGACTTTTCAAGCATTAAATACGTAATGGAATAGGCTGCGGATGCGTCGTAACCCTCGTACTTTACTCGTCGCTCTTTTCCGTAAGCTAAATTATTTCTATACTCCCAAAAATCACGGTATTCGTTTTTATAAACGGCTAGTATTCGTTCTGTTTTGTGTTTTAAAATCGAGCCCGGCAAGTTGATATCGTTTATAGCATGAGCTTCCCCAGTCCGTTGAGGTTTCACGCTTTCACGAATAACAATACCCGACCCAATTTCGATCTGGTTACCACCTTCACTTAAAGTAAGCATACCTTCAGATATAACCGGCTCGACTGTTGGCATTGTGAGTTGGTATACGAGTTGGTATAACGATATTGTTTTATCTTTTACAGAAGGAGAAATCTCATTAACTGGTACAGACGTACGTAAATGTGTCCAAGTGCTATTCCAGTTCGCAGGAGGCGTATAACCTATAGGTGTCCATGTTTTTTGTGCCGAACCTGTTTGATCGTTATAGGGACTAGCACTCATGTTACGCATTGTCCAGCCCATAAAATAAGCCCTGATCTCTTCGGCTGTCGGCGTATAGTTAGCGCCCCATCCGCTATCTGAGTTCGATACAGAAATCTCAAATACTTGCCTACTAGGATCAATATAAAAGAGATCGGCCCCATAGTCAGGTGATCCACCGTTAAAACTAGTTAATATTCCCCCATCATATTTAGAAACAAAGCATGAATGTGAAATGCCTGAAATTAAGGTATTGATTTTCTTATAATCTGGGTGCGTTCCTTCAGTTTGAATATTCCAACCATCAATTTCATGGAAATGGATTTCCCTCCAATTTGTTAACTTGAGGTACTGACCGTCATTTTCAAATACTACATCAGCATGATCACCAGTCAATGGATTAGCGTACAAGTCTGTTTGTAGTGCGAGCATCGAATCTTTACGTGGAATAAACTCTTTTTTCTGTGTGCCTGGGGTAAGCATTGGATTCTTAAATATACGTTTTGCATCGCCAGCGGCATAAATTTTTATCGAATCCCAAGGCCCGCTATTAAAAGACCCAGCAGTCGCATAGGGAAATAAAATACTCGTATTATCTGCGCTACTTACTGCCAGCAGGCCACTATCCCCCGAAGAAATATAGTAGTCGGTGTTTTTTAATACTTTAATTACCACTTGTGTCCAATGCCCATCATCAGCTCCTAACTGTTGGTACTCATATGGAGCTACTACTCTACCTTTGGTATTGATTATGTCCCATTCATAAAACGGTGGCAGCAAATTCTCTCCGTGCCTGATAGCATATGGGTTACGAACAGGCTGGATACTATCTACATAAGGATATTTTTGGATAAGTTTCTCGTCAGATTCGTTATAATCCGCATCAGTCACTTCATAGATCCGGAGACCACTAAGGTAAAAGGTAACCCCTTTATCGGAAAGATTCCAGAAATGTAGTCCTAGTCCCCTGGAGTCTCCAATCCCTCTAAACACTAATGAACTCCAGGATGTACTTATTTCAGCCTCTTTGACACTTCCTAACCCTCCCCATAGCTCACAATGTAAAGTGAATGTAGTGTTGGCTTTTATGTCAGCGATAATAATATATCTGGCATTATCCTTATAAGTATGCGATCCGATCCGGATTAAGTTACTCGCATCACCAGCATTCCCCTTACCCAGGGATACAACCTTGAGCCCATTATCGCCTACGGTTTTGTTCGTAGAATCAAGGGAAACGCTGTGGTTTCCGCTACCAGCTATATGATCTAAAGAAGAAAATCTCCCAATCCGCCCCAACAAATTCACCAACGTCCGCCCCTTAATCCCGCTCAGCGAAAAGGGCGCGCTGCGCTCCGCATTCACGATCTGCAGCCCCGGCTGCAGGACGACCTCCCGGCGCGCCTCGGTATCCAGGCGCTCTTGCAGCGCCTCGATGGCCTGGCTCGCTTCGCCGGCAAAGCGGTCGACCGTGTCCGCATTCTGGTCGATATATTTCTCCAGATCGAAATACGTCGTTGCCGGCGACGTCCGATCGATTTTGTTCAACCCGATATTCGGTGTTACCGGATTCGTCATTTATGCTCCTCCTCCCAACAATCTGTCTTGCGTCGTAGCCGATAACTGCTCCACCGTCATGCCCTCCACCTCGGCGATCGTAAGGTAGCGCAGCGCATAGTCGACGGCCATGTGCGCCGGCTTGATCGCTTCAATGGCCGATTGAAGATCGCTCAAATTCGGCGGAATGCCGAGGGTATCCCTGAAATGAATCGTCACCTTGTACTCGGCCGGCTGGACAGAAACCTCGATGCTGCCCCGCTCGTAGGCTTGGGCGACATTTTTGAGCATGCTAGCGGACACCTTGCCGCTTCCCCGCATCTTCGAAATGACGACCGAGCGCCGCTGCTCAAGCGGCTTTGACGGGTTCACCGGGATGCTCAGGTCCTGCTCATACCGGGACAGCGCCCAGGTTGCGGTCTCCGGATAGTACTGATCGATCAGATCCACCAGGCTCTCATCCAGTTTGTCCAGCTCAGCTCCTTCCGCATTGGCGATGGCTTTCATATCCCGGATGCCGTGATAAAAGGACGGGAGATATCCCATCCAGACCTCTGCCTTGCTCATCGCACCGTCACCGTCCCCAGTACGGCGACCGCTTCCGGTTCAATCAAGACGCTCTCGGTCCCTCCATTGACGGTCAGCACCTCGTAGTCGATCACTTCGGGAATATCCAGGATGACGTTGGCAATCCGGTTATACCGGACTAACGGGTCCGTCATGGCGAGATCCTTCAAATATTGGCGAACGCCCTGCTCAATCGCTTGCTGGACGCCGTCCAAGCCCGCGCCATCCAGGAGAGTCACCTGTACCTCAATGTTGACAGGAACTTCAACCGCCCCGGTCACCGTCACAACGGATCCGACTGGAGCAGCTCCCTCGCCCATCCCGTCCATCGTGGGATCGATGTACTGCTGCACAGCTTCTACAATAGATGGCGCGGGCGATCTCATCTCATTGTCCAGCAGGACAACTTTGACCGTTCCCGGCCCGTCCCATAGCGGAAAGGCTTTGGCTTTGCCAACGCCGGCCTGCTCCCGCGCCCACAGCTCATATTGATTTCGATTCGCGCTGGTGACGGGTCGGGAGATTTTTTCCCGGTAACGATCATACAACGCTTCATCGGACTCGGTATCTTCCCCGGGCGCCAGCAATTCGAGCAGCTCCGCCTTCACCAAGCCTTCGATATACTCAAGCGGCAGCAGCGTGCCAAACCGCCGATTGCCCTCTTTGCCGGCCGTTTCGCATTCCAGCACATATTCCCCCGCATCCAGCCGGCCGATGACCGTGTAGTTTAACGCATCCAGCGAAAAACGGCTCCCTATCGGAACCTCTGCCGGTCGATTTTGTTCTCCCGTAAAACGTCCGCGCAGCCGCGCCTTCGTGGCCTGCTTACGCGTTAGTCCCGACCAGGCGATGCTCCGGTCCAAAAACTCGCCGGAAGCCGTGGCGGCAAACTTGAAGTTCATGGAGGAGCTCAGCTCAATGTAAGCTTGCGCAAGCTCCGCGGCGGCTGGGGCAAGCGCGTCGTAGATAATGCTCCCCTCTCTTTTGTCCAGTCCATCCGGCACCCGGCCCAGCATCCGTTCCAGGATCGCTTCATAGGTCTGATCCTCATACATCCTCCCTCACCTCCTTCGTCATCACAAACGGCCCATATACGGTTCGGACCGTAAATTCCGCCATTGCCGTCTCCCCGGCAAATGAAATATTCATGTCATCGACCGACAGGATCCGGTCGTCCTGAAGCAGCGCTTCCTTGATATGGCGCTCAATCTCGGCATACGCCCACAGCGGGTCACGCCCGATGACATCATACAGCTCATGGCCGTAGTCGCTGCTGTAGATCAGGTGCTCGAAGCGGCGGGTTTGGAGCACCTTGGCAACGGCCTGCTTGATCGCCTCCAGTCCATCAATTTGACTGGACAACGTCCCCTCTTCCAGGTTCAATCGGTAGGTCAAGCTCGGCTGGTCCAGACTCTCCACCACTTCGGTATCCGGTTGAATCGTGCCTCCCTGCGGAATCATGACGGCTTCACCAGCCGATCCAGCACAAGATACGTTTGTCCGCCCTGGTAACGGAGCAGCAGCACCGTATCCCCGATCTCAAGCCCTTTGCGGATCAGCACGTCCCGACCGTCAATGTTCAGCCTGTACTCTGTCATGGACTCTCCGATCACTAAAAAATCCTCCGTCAGGCTGAACCGCTGATCCACGTTCACCTCGAGAGGATTCATCGATGTTACCGTGCCATACAGCACCGCTACGGGATTCGTGCTTCCCACGGCGCTCAGGCTTGCTTTTTTGATTATATCCAGCATCATGACTTACACCACCTTCATATTCAGCGACATCGTATGCGTTCCGTCCGAGAACTTGTGCGAGCACTCATCGATGAGATACGGCTTCAAGCCTTCACCGGGGAGATTGACGTAAATCGTGTTCCCTGCCCGGACGCGCAGATCGCCGATCGCCTCGATGGAGAGCGTCTGCTGCTCCCTGTTCTTCAGCTCCAGTAAATTTTGGGCAAGCTGCTTCAGCTGCGCCGGATTCATATTCTCATCGGCAACCTCGTACAGCTGGAGAAGGCCCCACTGGGCGATGTTCTCTCCATGCTGATAAAGGTAGACGTCCCGCTTCCCGGTCTGCTTGTTATCGCGCACAACCTTAATCCGATTGTACGTTTCGTTGTCGATGCTCTTTTTATAGGAAAAATCCGTCATCAAGCTGTCTTCCCCAACGGCCAGCATCAGCAGCATGTCCTTGATGTTCTTGAGTGTCAGCTTTCCGAACTCGTCGTAAAACATATAGTACTGCTTGGTGGCCATCAGCGTCGCGTCCAGCGCTTTGCAGATGATATCGATCAGCTTCTTGTCCGCCTCCAGCATCGCGGGAATGACATGTCCCGTATCGGCCAGCGTCCCTGTCTTCAGATTGAAGTCCTTGGCGATCTTGCGGATGATATCCTCCACTTTGGCGTTCGTAAACCGGTAGGTATCGTTGCTGGACAGGTAGCGCAGCTGGTCGTAGGCCATAAGCTTCACCTCGGCATCCATGCCCCACTCTTTGGAGAATACATAACCGTAAAACAAGTCCTTATCATCCTTGCGGAACCGGACGATGTCGCCGTTCTCGATCTGGAATTGCCGGCTCTGCGCCAGACCATCGTTCACGAAGCGAATATCCAGACTGGCCGGCTTCGCCTGACGGCTTGTCTTCCACGTGATGTCGGTGACGACCTGCCCGAGATCCCATACGCTTCCGTTCTTCCGGTCCACCATTAGCTCGATCATGCCATCACCTCCTTTAAGGGATTTTCAGAACCCGCCCGACGGCGAGCTTCCGGACCTCATGGTCCTTGATACCGTTCAGCTTTTGGATTTCGGTATGGCGGGAGCCGCTGCCGAGCAGCTTTTGGGCAATGGTCCAGAGCGTGTCTCCTTTAACAACCGTGTATGAATTCGGCTTCTTCCGGTCATCCGGACGCTCCTTGGTCTTCACCGCAGCCGCCTTGCTGTCCTTGGCCGGCACAACCTTGCGGGCGCCATAGAATACATAGCGCTTGAGAGTGATCGAAAATTCGATATCCTCCGGCGAACCGGACATCGTGTTCCAGCTGAAGCTCTCAATGGAGGCCGCCATGTTGATGCCGAAGGATTTCATCGCCCGTACCACATTCCCGCTGTCCGTACCGCTGAGCGGATCGGGGACCAGGCCCGTCATGACAAATCGCACTGGTCTTCGGCTCTCCATCCATCCCTTGATGGTGTTTACATAATCGATGGGGAGCTTCAGCTTGTCCTTGCTTGTATTGACGAAAGGATACGTTCGTACCGGAAAAAAGCTTTCAAACGATATTTCGGTCAGCTTCGGATACAGGATCGCGTTGATCTCGCCAAGTCCGGCCACGGTGTAGGATTTCCCCTCGCTGCCGTCCTTGACCTCGATCCGTTCCGGATTGACCGGAAAGCGGAATACTTCCTGTTGATTATTAAAACTCAGAAACAGCCCATAATCGCTCATGCTACAGATACACCCCCTCCGCGCTGGATACGAACTGCTCCTCCAGCGTCCGGTTAATTCGGGACATAATCGTATCGAGATCGGCGCCGGAATTAATATCCCCTGTCGTCATCTGCACGGTCGGCGTCAACGTGATCATGTTGCTGATCGCGTTCACTTCGGCCAAATCGCGCATCACTTTGAGATCCTCGCTCGCTACGTCAACCGTGTTGTTCACCTGGCCGATGGAATCAATGCTGCCACCCGCAGGGGCAACCGGCACCGGTGCCGCCGGCATGGCAGGCATCGCGGGCATGGCATGCGTGGCGGGCATGGCTGGAGCCGGGGCGGCTTTAGGATAAGCAACGTCGTAGCCGGTTTTGCCGGCGTTGTTTTGTTTGAGGAGGTCCTCGTACTCCTTACCGATCCCCTTATCCGGCAGCAGCTGATCCTTGAATTTATCCATCGAGAAATTCTCGATCATATCTTGGCCTTTGTCCTTGAAATTCGTAAAATCCGCTTTGTACTCGATCTCCGCGATTTGCTTCGTGTTGACGCCAAGCACCCTGCCGAAAAAGCCCGCAACCGCATTGATTCCTTTGATCAGACCGTTAATAACAGTAACGACGGTATTAACCGTACCTTGCGCCAGATCGACAATGAAGCCGAAGACGTTGCTAAGCACCTGCTTGACCCCTTGGGTAACGACGCCTAATACGCCAAATGCCGAAATGACGGCTATGATTAAGGATATGAGGTACACCAGCGGATTTGCTTTGACGATCATGTTAAACAATCGCATAGCGCTGGTGGTGATCATGGTGCGGGCCGCCATCATCGCTTGCACCGCAGAATAGGCGTAACCCGCAATCCTTCCGGCAATGAGGCTGGCATTCAGACCGGCGATCAGTACGCCTACAAACGTAAGGATCGGCATTAGTCCGATGAAAATGTTAATGAGATTCCATATCGTCGTGCCAACGCCGGAAATCGCTCCCTTAATGAATTCCCAAGCCGGTGGAACCAGCTGGGCGATCCAGACAAACCCTTGGGCAAGGATCGATAACCCGATCGAAATGGCGTCAATGAACGGCTGGAACGACCCGCTCTCAAACGCGGATTGCAGCATGTCCAAGAGAGGCATAATCGCAGCCAGCGCCCCTCCTCCCATTTGAACGAAGGAATCATTAACATACCCCATGATGCTCTTCCACTTATTCATCGGGGAATCCATCATCGTATCCATCGCTTGCTGGGTCATGCCCGATTTTTGCAGCAGCTGATCCATGGAAGCCAGGAAAGACGCAAAGTTCCCCTTCGACGCCACGATTTCGGCGTTAAAAGCTTTCATCTGGGCATCCGGTATGTTGAAGTTTTTCGCCAAGGCGCTCGTATCGCCGCTCATGGCGCTCATGATGGCGGCCGTGGCATCCTTCGAGCTTTTGTTGCCTGGAGACAGCATGCTTAGCCGGTCCGCAAAGCTGTTCAACTGGGCGATCTGGTCGGAGTTCTGCGTCATGGACATGAACGTTAACGCATTATTTAACGATTCGCTCACGTTTGCTCCTGTCCGGAGCGCATTTTGCTTGAGCTGCTCGAACATGGCTGACCCCAGATCTGCATTGCCGGTCTTAGCCTTAAATAAATCCTCCAGCGCCTGATCCTTGGCCGCAGGGATAATCGTCATCGTGACGGCCATCGTGCCTGCGGAATATAGCGAGCTCGCCAACTTCATCATGTTGCCGAGCATGCCGGCCATCTTACTCCCTTGCCCGATCTTCTGGTTCAATTGTCCCTGCGCTTGGGCCGCTTTGTTAATTTGGTTTGTAGCCTGATCAAAGCCATGCTCGAATTGCAGCATCTGGTTCACCAGCGCTTCGTTCACCAACTGATTCATGCTGCCCAGCATGATTTTGGTTTGCAGAAGGGCGTCCTTTACACTCGCCATTCCCTCACCCCCTTCTTCTAAAATCTATCTTCGCTTCCGGATCCGCTCCCGCTTCTCCTTCTCCACCCGCATCGAGATCATGGCATAGATGGCGGCCCGTTCCCGGACCGTCATCGCCATGAGCTCATGAGGAAGGATGTGCAGTTCGTGGAGGGCGTAGTACGCATAGTTCGCGTCGCCGTCGCCCTCGTTGATTAGTTTTTTACTTCATCCACCAGCTCGTTCATATCGCGGTCAAAGCCGTTAAGGGCCTGCACGCGCTCGCCGAGCGCAGCAAACTCGCCCGGAAGCAGCATTTTGCGCAGCAGGGATTCCGCGCCGAACACGCCGTACGATTTTTGCAGCTCGCTGTTTTTCAAATCCGGATAAATGACGCTCGTCACCATCAGCTTTGCCATATAGTCATTCGGATCGATCTCCGGCGTATACACGCCGTTCTTGCCCTTCACCTTGCGGGTGGCGGCACGGCGGCACTCCTGGTTCTCCTCCTCCGTAATGCTGCGCAGCTTCCACGGAACGGGCTTGCCCTCCGCATCCTTGAAACGAATGGAGACCACGAATTCCTCCGTGATCTCCGCCAGCGACTGACCCGCAAAAAACATGCTAAAATCGCTCATTTTCCTTCCTCCTCTTGTTTGTTCGTATTAGGCCAATGGGTTGAACGGGGTTTCGATCCGCACGTTCTCAAACGTAAACGCCACTTCTTCCTCCAGCGCCTCCGCTTCGGTATCCAGGGAAGCCATGATGACGCTGTCGAGGTTGACCCCCTCCAGGATGACCGTCTGCCGTCCGGTGGACGAGCCCGGATCCTCGTTGCGGACCTCGATCATGAAATAAGCGTCCTGTCCGGTCTGGATATATTCCATCATCAGCTCGCGGAACAGCGAGGTGACATAATAGATGGTCATCGTGCCGCTGCCCTTCCAGCCGATCGCCTTATGCTGCACGGCGCGCTGGCCCATCGTTTTCAGCTCAGCCTTCTCTTTCTCCACCGTAGCTTCCAGCGTTTTGATATAAAACATTTCCTCCATACGGTCGCCAATCTTGACGAATGCCTTGCCTTCTTGTCCCGAAATCGTATCGCTTGCACGTAAAAATGTCATCTTAGACCACCTTCACTTTCATGTATACTTTTTCAATTGCATCGACCGGCTGAACCTTGATATCGACGAACAGCACGTCACCCTCGGTACCTGGCGTCACCGCAATATCCTCATTCGCGTTGAAGTTCTGGATCGCCCCGATATTCTGCAGGGAAGCGAAATACGCCGCGCATTCTGCCCAGAACAGCGTTCGGCCGTCCACGTTGTTGTCGACTTTGCCGATATAGGACTGCTCGAAGATGAGCTTCAGATCGTTCGCTATGCCATCCAGGACGCGGACCACCCGGTTTTTGGAAAAATGGCGCGCTTTCGACGGCTCGATCGACGTAAAGCTGTTAATGTCCTGCTCTACCACGGCTTTACCGCCGCTGTAGGTGAACAGGAATTCGCCCTTCGTCAAAGCTTCTTCAATTTCCGTATGGCTCAGACGAATATCGGTATCAACCGCTTCATCATAAGCCGCATACGTCAGCGACTCATTAACGGCAGCAGCAGCCGTGGCGCCCGTCACCCAGGCAACCGCCTTAACCTTGTCCACGATGGTGCCGTCGGTGAGGACAACGCCGTTTTTCACGCTGATAATGCCTTCGTAATCCGCCGCCGGATAATCCGGAAGCACGGCCTGCACCTTCTTGCCTTCCTGCTCGCGCAAGCGCTTAATGAACGCCGTGTACAGCGATTTGAGGGTAGCATCATTCGAAGCCAATCCCACCGTCTGGAAGTCATGAACCTCAAGCGCAGCCAGAAAATCGACATGCTCCTGGTTCGTCACGGTCCCGTTCGTACCGCCTGTCAGCGCAAATCCTGCCGTTGCGGCCAAATCGCCGGTATCCGGCGCAAAGGTTACATACAGATTCGGCTGCAGTTCCTCGGCGCTCGCAACGAGCTGCTTGTCCACAGCTTTGCCGCTCAGCAGGGTGCTGACGACGAACTTGCCCGGAGCATCGACCGCGTTCTCGATCACGATGCGGATATCGTTACCGCGCTCCCCCCCGTACCGAGCGGTCACGCTAAGCCCTGCTACGGCGCCTGCAGCTTGAACGCCGCTGTTCAGGCGGTACAGCAGAAGCGTTCCTGCCCGCTTGAGCGTTTCTTTTACCAGCAGCAGCTCAGGCGACGTGATATCGTAGCCCAATACCTCTATCAGATTGCTGCCTGGTTTGATGGTGAGGAGCTTATGCGGCTCTCCCCATGGAAGCGAGAGTCCCAGTGCAGCGATCCCGCGCTCGCCGACGCGTCCGATCGGCTGCTCTTGCGATGTGATTTGGGTGTATACCCCAGGTCTTACTTTGTTAGGTGTTGTCCATGTTCCTCCGGCCATTTAAATGACCTCCTTTTTCAAAAATGTGGTAAGCTGTTCTTTCGCTTGTTGGACGGTGTACGTCGTCTCTTCTGCCAGTATTGCGTTCAGCACATCCTTCTCCCGGTTGCTGAATTGCTGGGACTGTACCAGCTGGTGTTTCGTAAACACCGGTGCTGCCTGTTTCTTGCTCATTTCAAACCGCCTCCTTGTTGTAAGGTTTGCATCTTTGGAACGGATTCAGCAGAATCCGAAGATACCTGAATAACATACTCTGCGCGGAAGTATCCTTCTTCCGCCGCAGCTCCTTCCCTCTCCGGCCGCTCCCATGCGACCGCCGCCGCCCGGCATGGCCGGCCGTCCACTTCGAGTTCCGTCAAGCTCTCCAGCATCTCGTCCATGATCCCTGCCACGGACTGCCCCGCCGCAGGCACGTACAAGATGTTGAAACGAAAACGAGCCGCATATCGTCGTTGCGATATCGGCTCGAATTCGGCTAGCGCCAGCTCGGTATGGAGGTAGGGTGGTTCTGGTATAGGAACGGCATCCTCTTTGGAAATCAGGGGGATGCCGGGGAAGGAGCTGTTTAGTCGGGATGCCAGGGCATCCGTGATGTGTTGGGTTAGCAT